ATGGGCACGATCACATCACGTAAGCGCAAGGACAACTCGACGGCCTACACGGCGCAGATACGGATCAATCGGGACGGGAAGACAGTTTATCAGGAAAGCCAGACCTTCGACCGCAAGCAGGTCGCCCAGGCCTGGATCAAACGGCGCGAGACGGAGTTGGCTGAGCCCGGCGCCATCGCGCGCGCGAACCGCAAGGGTGTGACGATCAAGAAGATGATCGAGCAGTACCTGGACGAATACGAAAAAATCCGCCCGTTGGGCAAAACCAAGAGCGCGACGCTGAAGGCGATCAAAGACACCTGGCTGGGCGAGCTCGACGATTCGGCACTGACCAGCCAAAAGCTGGTGGAGTTTGCGCAATGGCGGATGAGTAAGGAGGGTGGTGGCGTCCAGGCGCAGACGGTCGGCAACGATCTGTCGCACTTGGGCGCGGTGTTGTCCGTGGCGCGGCCGGCCTGGGGTTATGAGGTCGATCCGTTGGCCATGCCGGATGCGCGTAAGGTGTTGCGCAAGCTCGGCATGGTCAGCAAGAGCAAGGAGCGCAACCGCCGGCCGACGCTGGAGGAGCTGGATAAGCTGATGCAGCACTTCTTCGAGATGCAGACCCGGCGTAAAGCCCAGATCGACATGCCGAAGCTGATCGCCTTTGCGCTCTTCTCGACGCGTCGGCAGGAGGAAATCACGCGGATCCGCTGGGACGATCTCGACTGCGCCCGGCAGGCGGTTTTGGTGCGCGACATGAAAAACCCGGGGCAGAAAATCGGCAATGATGTGTGGTGCCATCTGCCTGACGAAGCCTGGGCGATCCTGCACACCATGCCGAAGGTGGAGAGGGAGATCTTTCCCTACAACGCTAAGTCGGTGTCGGCTTCTTTTACCCGCGCGTGCCCGATGTTAGGCACCGATGATCTGCATTTTCACGACCTGCGGCATGAGGGGGTAAGCCGGCTGTTTGAGATGGATTGGGACATTCCCAGGGTCTCGAACGTCTCCGGCCATAGAGACTGGAACTCGTTGCGACGCTATACGCATTTACGTGGGCGGGGTGATAAATATCAGAAATGGCCTTGGCTGCGCAAAATATTAGCTATGAGCGCTGAATGAAATACTATGCTTCTTTGTCAGTACCTTTGCCCGATAATGTTTAGGAAAGTCTGTGGGTGAGAAATGGAATTAAAAATTGCATGGTGGAACACTGGGATGTCTCCACCGACGACGAAGAGAAGCGCACAGGGCAAGAGAGAGGCTGAGGGGTTTTTAACCGTATTGCGGCACCTGCTTATTGACGACGAAATTGATTTGTTAGGGCTGTGCGAGGTCGGTCCGTTGGAGATATCAGCGATTGGGGTGCTTCTGGAGGGGTTAGAGGTAAAAGATTTTAGAGTTTGTTCGTTGTATAGTTCGAGTGGTAATAGTGTTAATGATTTTTGCGTTATCATTAATGAGCAGAAATTAAAATATTTAGATCACCAATTTGTAGATCGGCGAGACGAAGCTAGAATATTTTATAAGGCTGGAGTTAAAGTTAGATTTAGTGTTTGTGAGGAGTCTGTTTTTAACGTTTATCTTTCGCATTGGCAGAGTAGGCGTTCGGTGCCTGAAAAGCCTCATAGGGCGGGATTGGGTAGCACCCTCAGAGACTCAATCAATACGGTGTTTCAGACGAGTGGTGACAACTCCCATGTCATACTGATGGGCGATTTCAACGATGATCCGTACGAAGACTCAATGACTCACCACCTGAAGGCTACGCGCGATAAAAGCTTTGTCCTGGCCAATAAGCGTGTGTTGTACAACCCCTTTTGGAGGGAGATGGGGGCATTGATTCCGTATGTACATACTGATCAGCCGTTGTGGAATTATCCTTACGGTACTTGCTATTATAAGCAAAATAGAGAAATGACTTATTGGAAGACGTTCGATCAGATATTGTTTTCTTCATCGTTTTTTGGTCAGAATCAGTGGCACCTTTCGGAGTGCTCTACTAAAATCTACTCTTTGGTTGAGTTTGGCCGTTATTTTGAAGATTGGAGTTCAGTTTCTGATCATTTGCCAGTTTCAACAAAAGTTATGAGGGTCTGATATGTTTGATTTCGTGGCGGCGTTCAAGCGAGGCGTCAAGGCAGCGAGGGATCTGAATAAATACCAGTTTGAAATTGATGAGGTTTTTTCAGAGCTATCCAATAAGTTTTTGGAAGCTACCAATGGCGAGTTTACCATAGTGCGTAGTGCTTCTCTGGTTTCCAGTGCGTCGGCGGCGTTAGATGTGTTGGCGGGGACTCCGCCTCGCTCGCAGACTCAATCTAATGGCACGATTTTTATGCGTTCTACGAAAGATGCCAATAGAAAAGTAAAACTTGCCAATTGGGTGCAACAACCAAAAGGTTTTACTTTTGTATTACAGTTTGAGCAGCGCGAGATCATTTCAAAAAGTAAGGCTGAGCTGGGTGCCGCATTAGAAGAACTCTTGAGCGCTCCAATCGTGGGGAAAGCTTATCTGAGTCTGTTCAACTCTATTCAATCTGATCTTCGAGATAAAAAAGAATCCGAAGTTCACCGCTTGAGAGCAGTGGAGAGTAATAGAGTCGGTGGTGTGATTGCGGTTAAGTCAGCAGCGAAAGCAGGTGTTTCCGGCAGGACGGCGGTGAGCGCTATGGCCAAACCTGCAGCGGCTAAACCAGCAGCCAAGGCTGCGGCCAAACCTGCAGCGGCCAAACCTGTTGCAGCCAAGGCTGCGGCCAAGCCCGCAGCGGCCAAACCTGTTGCAGCCAAGGCTGCGGCCAAACCTGCAGCGGCCAAACCTGTTGCAGCCAAACCGGCAGTCAAAAAACCTGCAGCAGCCAAGCCGGCCGTTGCGGCTCAGCCTAGGCCTCCCGAAGTAATTGCGCCAAAAGCTGAGGTGTTCAATGAGGGGGTGGAAATGAAGCCTGGAGTCGCTCAAAGTCCGCCAGCGCCGGCCGCCCAGTGACCGAAGCGGCTGACTCTTAGTGTTGAGATAGTCAAAAAAGGCCGACTTATTTTTCAAGTCGGCCTTTTGTTATGCGGCTCTGCCCATGAATTTGTTTTGTTCTTTGGCGGCTTTTTCTCTCTGCTTGTCAATGTAGTCTGCAAGGTCTTTTAGATATACGCCTAAAGCTGCTTTTTGACTGTCAGCTCCTAATCGAACAATCGGTAGATCAATTTCTCCTGATAAACATTTCAGTTTGAACTTTTCGACAGTCAGATGCATATAATCCTCGCAAACACGGGTTAACGGTATTACGGCTTGAGCATTGTATTGGGCCATCAGTAAAAATAAGGTGTTCATTGCTCCTCCTCCCACTGAGCCACATTTAAGGCGTCGGCCACTGACTGTACTGATATTGAAGCGTTGCTGAGCATAAAGGACTCGCCGGCCTTAGCTGGTTTGGGAGCCTCCTCTGCGCACACGCCATCAGTGCATAGAAACAACGGATTATTAGCGCACTCTCGGCCTGTAGGCTGCGGCTCGACCAGAGCAGCGTGCTTCCAAGCTCGACGCATCCACGCGGAATAACCTGCTCTGTACGCGTAATGCTCACGCGAAAATTTGGCAGACGTGCTCGCACCAGGGGACGTAATGTACGTCCCACGCTGTTTGCAATACTGCAGCCCCTCAAGTACTGGAAATTCTTTCTCGAACTCGACGCGTTCATCAATTTGAGCGGCCTTGACGACTTCCTGCTCCAGAGCGTCCTGGCCATGCAAAAGTGGTTTATACCCCACGACAGGCTGCGCGGGCGAGCGAGCCTGAGCGATTAGCGTTGCACCAGGTGTGGCTGCCTCGCGCAGCTTTTCGTGGGGTATAAGTGCCTCGGCAGTGGCGCTGAGAGAGGCAATAATGCCTGCTACTGCGCAGCAGGGACTGTTTGTTTCAGTCGTGTCGACACCTGTGGTGTTGCGGAGCAAAGCGGTCGATGTTTGGGTGGTGTTCTGGTCCATTGTCATACCGCTTTCCTCCGATGTTCGATAGCGAGTTGGTCCATCAGGCGCTGGTGAAACGTGAGCCGGGCTTCGGTGGCGGACCATGGGCGGATGGTTTCTGCCATGGGTTCGATGCCAGTCAGGCAATCCCAGATGGCCGGATCGGCAGGCATCAGGTCGCGGCGTTCCGTTGCCAAGGCGACGAGGTCGGCGTGGCGGACAGACGCTGGTAGTTCTAGTTCGAGGTTGAAGCGGGTGCAGATGCGCTCCCAAATCCATTGCTCAACGTCCTGGTACGCATGCATCCATTGCTTCAGCGGTTGCACCATATCGCCGATGTAGGCCTCGGCCGCATCGTGGAAGAGGGCCGTCAGCTTGTCCTGTTCGGGTACCAGATCTGCGACCATGCAGGCATGTTGCGCCACGCTGTAGAACTCACGAGTGTGACCGTTGAAACGGCACAAGTGCGCCAGCGAATGAGCTATGTCACGTGGGTCGATCAGGTCGGCGTCTGGTTCGTACAGGTCAAAGCGCTTGCCGGTAGCGGTAAGAATCTGGCTCATGCAGCCTCCTTGACCAGGTCCGCCAGTAACAAGGCGTTCTTGGTGTTTTTATTCAGTTTGCGCAGGGCTTCGTAGCCGATCAGTGCAGCCAGCTGGCGATCAAACTCTTTGCGAAAACGCGTCATTTCCTGCAACTCGGTGGTCGCTTTGGTGAGCTGTTGTTGCAGGGCGCCGGCTGCTTGTGGGGTCAGGCGCAGCATTGGTGTGGGACGGCTCATGCTGCATCCTCCATTGCTGCGGGTTCTAGCAAGGCCGCCATTGCCAGGGCTTGTTCGCGAAGGGCTAGTGACTCGCGGTGGAGCTTTTTGCCGGTGCGGAATGCGCTGAAGGTTTCGGCCGCGATTCGCAATTTTTCCGCAATATCCAGCAGGGTTTGGCGTTCGGGTTCTCCCAGTTTCGAGGCGGCCAGCGCGAGCTCGTACCGGGCGTACAGTTGCTTGCGGTGATCGCGAGCTTGGTCAAGCAACAGCTTCAGATTGCGGATCGCTTCCGAGGTGTCCGATTGCTGAATGTCTTTGCCTTCTTCAATTCCCTCGACGCGGCCGTCGATGAGGCCGCCGCGATAGCCGGCCCAATAGGTGAGGCCGACAAGCAAGGTGAAAGCGATCAGTGCGCATATCTGAATTGCGGTCATGTGGTGTGCTCCTAGTTGTTTCGCTTGGCTGGTGGTGGCAGCCGTTGGTGGTTGTCTATTCGTCTTCAGGATCGGGTGGGTCGGCCAGCCCGCACATCAGCTTGGCCTGAAACTGCATGTAACCTTCATCGAGTAAGGCGTCGTAACGCCGGTAGTCGACCGCAAGGAAGCAGCACTCACCGCAAAGGCGGTCAGCTGTTTTCTCCGCTGATAGTGACGTTCGGCAGTGCCTACATTGATTGAGAGGTGACATGTCATGCTTCCGGTTTGCTGGTTGTTGGTCGCGGCATGTCTTCGTCTGCCTGGTAGGCGCGGATGTCGATCAACGCGGCAACGTGTTTGATATGGGCATACCTCAAAGCTTTCACGCTTTCGTCGATGGTCGTCACCGGGAGTTGAATCCGCCCGCTGTTGATGGCCTCCGAAAACGTCTTCTCGTTGAGGTTTCTGAAGTAACGCTCGCGCAGCTCTTCAAGGGGGATAAGCACATCGCCAAAGATTTGGTGCAGCATCTCGACGGTGGAGCTGTCCGGTGCGGGAAGTAGTCGCAGCGGTGTTTGGTTGGCATTATTCATGGGCTAGCTCGGCCTCCTTGCGTTTGAGTCGTGATGGGTGATTCCAGGCATTCAGGCAGTGGCGCTTGGTTAGCTCCCGCAGATGTTCAGGCACTTCGAGGAGCGCGGCGTTGCGCTCCTCGCGTGTGCGCATGGCGATAATCTGGCGGGCGTATTCCCTAGGCCACGTCACGGTTGTCGACCGGAATAGCGGGCAGTTCGAGCCCTAGCTGCTCGGCCAGCCAGCGCATGCCGGCTTGCCGGACCTTGGTCGACTGGCTGTATTGCATGCCAGCGATTTCGTGGTACCAGGTACCGTCCTTGATCCGCAGGTACTCGCGGTCGCGAACCGGGAATGCCGGCAGGTTGCGGTCGTTGAGAAGGCCTTTCTCACGCATGAGCGCGATCAGTTTGGGTCGGGTTAGGCCGAAGTACTTGGCGGCTTTTTCCAGGCTACGTTCCATCTCGGCCTCCTAGGCTGCATGCGCGGCAGGAGTCGCCACGGCAGCCAAGTGGTTGATGGATTCGGTTACTTGCTCATAGATCTCGGCATCGCTACCGCACACGGTGAAGCACTTTGTGCGCGGACGTTTTACGCCGATGCTCATGATGGTGGTGACGCCTGGGCGTGTTTGGGTGCGATGGATGGCGACGTGGATGGGGAGATCGAAACCCATGTCTAGACTCAACGCGCCGCCGGTACGCACAAGCTCGAAAATCTGCTGCCGGTGCTCGACATCAAACTGTGCGTATTGGCGGCTTGCATGAGGAGGCGTCAGGCGCTCAGCCGTATTGCTGGGATCTACCGGACCATTTGCAATTTCTTCAATGAAATCGGCGAGTTTCAGATGCATCCTTTTCTCGTTCTTCAAGGTCAGCGAGTGGCGTTCGCTGCCGAGTTCGACCGTGAAGTAAGTATCAGATGGATTGCGCTCCACCTTGAGGCGGAACGTCAGTGCTTCGCGCTTAGGTGTCGAACGCAGGACGTGGCTGAAGGTCTCGGTTAGGTTGACCTGGGCGTTCAGCAGTTGCAGGGTGCGGTTGTCGATTTTGAACGTGTTCATGCTGCGTGCCCTCCGCCATTCGGATCGAAGGGGGCTGGCTCGTAGCTTTTCGCGACAAGTTTAGGTTTGTTGTTGTGGATGACGATCAGGCAGCCGGTGGTGGATTGCAGCTGCTCGATCAGTTTCCGATTGCTGGTGCACGCCGGATGAACGTGCAGGGTGGCTGTGGTGTGCATGATATTGCCTCGCTCTGTGGTGGAAGAGTGAGGCAAATATCACGTATTGTGTTTATCGTGTCAACACGAAATGTGATTACTCTGGTTTGTCGTGCGCAAACCGTGATGATTTCAGTATTCCGCCTACCAGATGGACCTTGGTTACCAAATTTTGATCGAGATGGAGCGGGCTATGGTCCTGGTTAACGCTGTCGAATCGATATACCCCGTCTCGCAGGTAAATGAACTCTTTGATCATTGAGCGGCCATCTTGAGTCTGCACCATGACCTCATCTCCGGTGACGAACACTTTATTGGGTTCAATGAGAACGTATTCGCCGCTTTTTATTCGTGGATGCATGCTATCGCCAATGACTCTAAGGCCGTAAGCATTGGGGTCATCACTATAGATGTGGAGATACCCATCTCCATGACCAACTGGGAAGTCCAGCGCCCCAAAGAATCCATCCATCCCTAGCTTTGCTGTGCCTACCACGGGCACCACTCCTTCCTTCGTAGGGCCAATTGGCCTAACAACGCTTCCTGTTTTCAATGGTGGCAGGGTCGAGGGGTGATGGGTTTGATTGGCTAATGCTGAAAAAATCTGTTGGGAGTCAGTGCCACTGATCAGCTCTGCGACCGAAACGCCTAAGGCAGGCGCAAGCAGTGTCAGATCTGCAAGATTTGGCTCTCTGAGATCACTCTCGTAGTTACCTATTCGCGACTGTGATGACCAGCCGCACTGTTCAGCCAAATTTTTCTGGCTGAAGCCTTTTTGTTTTCTGAGCCGCTTGATGCGGGAGCCTAAAGTTTCCATTCGGAATTTTTATCACGTAATGAAATGTTTTTTTCTCACTTATCGTGTTGAAATAATCACGATACGTGTTTAGAGTGCGCCTATCAAAAGGAGCCAAATTCATGAATCGAATTGCCTGCCTCAGAAAGGAGGCACAGATAAAGCAAAGGGATCTGGGTGAACTGCTTGGTTGGACCCAGACCAGGCTAAGTAATTACGAGTCTGGTCACAGGATGCCGGGGCTTAGTGAGTGCAGGGCAATCACCTCCGCCCTGAATCAGTTGGGGGCCACTTGCTCACTAGATGATGTTTTTCCTCCAGAGATTGAAACATCAAAAGCTGCTTAGAAAAAAGGCGACCAAAAGGCCGCCCAGTTCCTCCCGGCTCGCACCACCACAGCGCTGTCGGGTCGCGATAAAGATAGGCGGGCACACCACATGCTAACCACCTCCCTTTATCGCGCTTTTCCAAGGTATGGAGGCCTTGGTGTTGCTGCCTTTTCCACCACAGATTGGGCAGCTTTGCGCCAGGGGTGAGCAACGGATTGCTCGCCCCGGCACGGTACCGGTGTCGATCTCTAAGATCTAGCCGGCGTTTGGGCCTCTTCAAGCCACGCGGCAAATGTATCACCACTGCATGTCGCGCGGCACTGGCAACTTATAAGGATTAATGCCATGAGCCGAATCGCTCTGAGTTCTATTCAGCGGGCGCAGCGGGAAGTTCTGCCGCTTGATCTCGCGCTTTACCATGCTGCTCGGGACTATCCCGGCGGTGCCGCTGCAATCGCCGCCACCACTGGCAGAAACGCCACCACACTGCAGCACAAACTCTCCCCCACGCACCCGAGCCATACGGTGAACATTCAGGAGTTCGGCGAGATCCTGGAGCTGACCAAGGATCGCCGTATTCTGGATGCGGTGCATGCATTGGTCGGTGACACGACCTGGCAGGAACTGGCTGAGGCGTACACCAATGACATGCCCGAAACGTTGACCACCGGTATTGCTGAGTACTTTCGGCAGGTGGCGGATTTGGCTGATACCTGGGCTAAGAGCATCGGAGATGGGGTGGTGTCCGACGAGGAACTTGCCGCAATTCGCCTGCAGGTGTTTCGCGGGATACAGGGGCTGCTCGGAATGTTCAACCGCGCTGCGTATGTCAACCAGACAACGCGGGGTGCTGACCGTGGCTGATATTGCTGATTTCGCTAACGATCTGGTGCAGGAACGCCTCGATCAGGCGCTAGCTGCGCGTAATGCTGCCAGGCCAGCCTTGGCGGCGCATTCGTTTCTGTTTTGTGAGGGTTGCGATGAGCCGATTCCGGAGGCTCGTCGGTTGGTTCTACCGGGTTGCTCGCAGTGTGTGAATTGCCAATCCATCAACGAAGCACGGGAGGCTCGCCATGCTCGATGAGGTGTTGGGGCAATTCGCAGACTATGGCCTTGAGCCTGAGCAGCCGCTGATCTTTGGCAAGCTCACTCGATGCAAGACTGCCCAGGACAAGGGTAAGGAAAAGAATGGCTGGTATGTAATCCACGAGCACCGGACCGAGAAAGACGAAACGCTGATCTTCGGCAGTTTCGGTGACTGGCGCTCCGGCGATACCCAGAAAATCAAGGTCAAGGCCGGGCGTATGAGCCCCGAAGAGCGCGAAGTTATGCGTGCTCGCCAGGAGGAGGCAAAACGCAGGGCTGCTGAGATTGCAGCCAACGCTGCACGTCGAGCAGCTAACCGTGCAGCAGGCCTGTTCAAGCGCATGCCTGAGAAGGGCAAGAGCGCCTATTTGGATCGAAAGCAGATCGTCGGCTTCAAGGTTCGCTATGCGCCCCGTACCGGCGCATTTTTAGTGCCTATGTGCAACGTGCGGGATCAGATCGTTGGCCTGCAGGTAATCTTCCCGGCAAAGCAAGAAGACACTGGGCGCGACAAGGTCTACTGGCCCGCCGGCATGTCGAAGGAAGGCGCCTTCCATCTGATTGGCCCGCACCCTGAACCGGGGGAGCCGGTGCTTGTATGTGAGGGCTACGCCACGGGGGCTAGCCTGCATATGGCGACGTCACTGACAGTCGCTATCGCATTCGATGCGGGCAACTTACTCCCGGTCTCCAAGGCCATGCGCGAGCGTTTCCCCGGTTGCCCATTGATCCTCTGCCGGGACGATGACTGGAAAACCAAACGCCCCAATGGCGAGCCTTGGAACCCAGGTGAAGAAAAGGCCAACAACGCGGCGTTAATCGTCGGTGGCCAGGTGGTTGGCCCCGTCTTCTCTGGCGAGCGTGAGATCAAGTGGACTGACTTCAACGACCTGCATATTGCCGAAGGCTTGGAGGCTGTCCGCCGCCAGGTGTTGGCGGTGGTCAAGCCTCCTGCAGCTGGTGGTTGGAAAGATCAGTTGGCCCGTACGGAAAACGGCTCCCTGATTGCGCACATGCAGAATGTCGAACTGATCTTGGGCAATGACGAGCGCTGGGCCGGCGTGATCGGTTACAGCGTGTTCAGCTCCAAGATTGTCAAGCTGCGGTCCGCCCCCTTTGGCAGCGGGGCGGGGGATTGGGCCGACATTGATGACATGCGGGTGATGAAATGGCTCGCCCAGCAGTACAACTTGCGAGTGAAAGCGTCCCATGTGATCGAGGCGGTCAGCGTGGTTGCCCACGACCATTCTTTTCACCCGGTGCGCGAGTACCTGGAGAAGCTGGAGTGGGACCGCGTGCCCCGGCTGGAAAGCTGGCTGACCGATGTGCTGGGCGTCCAGGCCAGTGAGTACTCGGCCAAGGTCGGCAAGCGTTGGCCGATCTCTGCGGTGGCCAGGGTGATGCGCCCTGGCTGCAAGGCCGACTCGGTGATGATTCTTGAAGGTGGGCAGGGTGAAGGTAAGTCCACGGCCATGGGCATTCTCGGCGGCGATTGGTTCATGGACACGCCGTTTGCCCTTGGCGACAAGGACAGTTTTCAGGCTATTCGCGGCAAGTGGATTGTTGAGTTGGGGGAACTGGACAGTTTCAACAAGGCCGAGAGCACCAAGGCCAAGCAGTTCTTTTCGGCCTCCACTGACACCTATCGCGAGAGCTACGGCCGTAGAACGAACGACGTGCCACGCCAGTGTGTGTTCGTGGGCACCACCAACCAAGAGGAATACCTCAAGGACGCCACGGGTAACCGACGTTACTGGCCGGTGTTCTGTAACAAGGTCGATCTGGAAAAGCTGCGTGAGATCCGCGACCAGTTGTGGGCCGAGGCGGTGTTCTGTTTCGAGGCCGGTGATATCTGGTGGGTGACGAAGGACGAGTCGTGGATGTTCGCCGAGGCACAGGACGAGCGCTTTGTGGTGGACGAGTGGGAAGGGCCAATCCTGACCTGGTTGGAGGAATCGCAGATCGGCGAGACCGCTACCGGCAATGAGATTCTGACCCAGGCTCTCAAGCTCGATTTCGGGCATTGGGGTAAGCCTGAACAGATGCGAGTCGGCGCGATCATGCACCGGCTGGGCTGGCGCAAGAAGCGTATGCCGGCGTTGGCAAAAAGCGGTGTCCGTCAGTGGGCCTATCAGAAGCCCGCAACGTGGGGGCGAGCTTCTGCATTGCAGCAGGCGGTGGTAGAGGAGCCTTGCTTTGATTAAGCGAATCGATGAAATGCTCAAGCTCTGGGCGCAGGACCTGCATTCACCGACTCCTGAAACCTATGGAGGGGCGAGTGGAGGCAACATGATTGCCATGTTGATGGAGTGCAAGGGCGAGCTGATACGTGGCACTCGGGGTAGTCGGGTGCTGCTGGACGAATCGGCGGATATTGAGCTGATCGTCAACAAACATCTGCCGGCGCAGCTGTCGGTGGTGGTGTGGGAGCACTACTGCAACCATGAAAGCTTTCTGTCACAGAAGTACACCCACTGCGGTTGCAGCCGCGATACCTATTATCAGCGTCTGCATGAGGCGCACCTGCATATCGCAGGTTTGTTGATGGGGAAGGCTGCATGACCCCTGGCGTCACTTCGCATGCCTTTGTCCTACTGTCCGGCCTTGTCCGACTGCCATTTAAGGTGGTCGGACAAGCGCAGGCCGCGCCATTGCTGGGCTGTCCTACTGTCCAACCTTTGCCCGCGCCATGCACACGTAAGCATAGCGGGCACATAGTCGCGCCCATGGCGCGCACGCGTGCTTTTAGTTTTCTCTCTACACACAAGGAAAAGTTAAATAGGTAGGACAGTAGGGCAGAGCCCCGAATTTAGGGGGCTGTAGCTGTCCTACTTCGACTTACGATGGTGGGACAAGTAGGACCGGGCACCAGAAGCGATAGCCGATTGACTGTGTTGTCCCTCCGTTGTACCTGCGTCATACCCACGTTGCACCCATATTGATCCATGGCATTAAAACTCGCTTGCTGCCATCGGAATCCACCTGTAAAAAGTACCCATCTTCGATAGGTGCGACCGCAGAGAGCGGCAAGCACCACACACCAAACCCGGCCATTGCGCCGGGTTTTTGCGTTTATGGAGTAGGGCGATGACGAACGAGCAGCAAGCGCTTGCAGAGATGCCAATCTGGTTAGTGATCGTCCTGGCCTTGGTCGGCGGTGTATCGGGCGAGATGTGGCGGGCGGATAAGGATGGGGCTCGGGGCTGGGTGTTGTTGCGACGCCTGGCGTTGCGGTCCGGTGCCTGCATTGCCTGCGGGGTGTCGGCGATGATGTTGATGATCGCGGCAGGCATGTCGATTTGGGCGGCGGGTAGCTTGGGTTGTCTGACCGCGATGGCCGGCGCCGATGTCGCCATTGGGTTGTACGAGCGCTGGGCGGCGAAGCGGCTGGGGGTCTGCGAAGTGCCACCCGCAGGCGGTGAAAAGGGGTGATGCTTCTTGCCGGGCCGCCGAAAATCGCCGGGGACCCCGGGGTTATCCGGAGGGTACGGGGTCGGAAACCCGCGGGAAAGTGTTAGCGGCAGGGTTGCCAGCTTACTGAAATTCAATCCATTGAAATTGAAAGGTTTGCATTGAAAAGCCGTTGAAAAGGAGGGCTTATGACAGAACCAATGTACCTGTCAAAGAGCGCCTTCGCGGCTCGGATCGGCAGGGCACCCAGCTACATCACCTGGTTGAAAAACAACAACCGACTGGTGCTGACTGCTGATGGTAAGCAGGTGGATGTCACGGCCAGTGAAGCATTGATTCGCGACACCGCTGACCCGAGCAAAGCCGCCGTTGCTGATCGACATCATCAGGATCGGCTGCAGCGTGACGTGTACAGCCAGCTGTCCAGCCAGGTCGAACCGACTTCGATGGCTGCGCCGCCGCCAGTGATTGCCCCTATCGGGCAGTTGCCCGACTTCCAGAAAGCGCGTGCACTGCGCGAACACAACCTGGCCCAGCTCGCCGAGATCGAATTGCACAAGGCCAAGGGCTCGCTGGTCGCCATGTCGGCGGTTCAGACCGGTGCTTACAACGCCGGACGCATGCTGCGCGATCAACTGCTGGGCATGCCGCCGCAATTGGCTCCTGAGTTGGCGTCCATGACGGACCCTTGGGAAATCGAAAAACACCTCACGGCGGCGATCCGTCGCTCGCTGGAAGACGCCGAGCGCATGTCTTCAGCGGACTTAGAACACGAACTGACCACGAGTTAAGCCCATGCCCACAGAGATTCCTGACGGTGCAGAGGTGTACCGAGAGGCGTATTTCCGTGGGCTGCGGCCCGACCCGGACGTCTGGATCGATCAGTGGGCCGATGAGTACATGCGCATTCCGCGCGACACCGGTGCCGCTGAGCCCGGCCAGTACCGTACCTCGCGTACACCGTACGCTCGCGAGCCCATGCGTTGCCTGTCACCGGCTCACCCCTGCAAGCGCGTGATCACCATGGTCGCGTCGCAGCTGATGAAAACCCAGATCGGTCTGAACTGGATCGGTGGCCTGATGCACATGGCGCCGTCGAACATCCTGGCGTTGCTGCCCAGTCTAGGCCTGGCCAAGCGGGTGTCGTCGCGTATTGGTAAAACGATCAAAGCGACACCGGTATTGCGCGAGCGGGTGGCGACCAGCCGCTCGCGGGACTCGCGCAACACCATGGACACCAAGGAGTTCGAGGGTGGGACGTTGTACGTCACCACTGCGGGCTCGGCGGCCAACCTCTCGGAGCTGTCGGCGCGCTACGTGTACGGCGACGAGATCGACCGCTGGGAGGTGGACATCGGCGAGGAAGGCGATCCCATCGAGCTGGCGGAAACCCGGGGCAGTACCTTCGGTCGCAACGCCAAGTTCTACTTTTCCAGCTCGCCCACGATCAAGGGCGCCTCGCGAATTTCCGACCTGTTCGACGGCAGTGACCAGCGTCACTACTACGTGCCATGTCCGAGCTGCGGCCACATGCAAACCCTGGAATGGGAGCGTCTGCATTACTCGAAGGATTACAGCGTCGTGCACTATCAGTGCGCGGGCCCTGACTGCGACGTGCTGATTGAGGAGTTCCACAAGGGCGAAATGCTTGCCAGCGGCGAGTGGCGGGCCCATGCCGAAGGCGATGGCGAGACGGTGGGCTTTCACCTCAACGCGCTGTATTCGCCCCTCGGTTGGATGGACTGGAAGTCGCTGGCCAAACAATTCGAGAAGGCAAAAAAGGCCCAGGCTAAAGGTGACCTTGAGCCGATGCAGGTGTTTTACAACACCCGTCTGGCCAAAGTGTGGGACAGCGCGCAGGAGCAAACCAAGGCCGATACCTTACGCAAACGGGCACGGTTGGAGCTCTTCGGACTCGGTTCGATGCCGGCTGCAGTGTTGATGATCACCGGTGCCGTCGACGTTCAGGCCAATCGCCTAGAGTTCATGGCCATGGGCTGGGGCGTCGGAATGGAGCGCTGGGTCATCGATTACCAGATCGTCTCGGGCGACCCCGCCGATGAGCGCACCTGGGCCGCATTGGACGAACTGCTTAAGGCCAAATACCGCCATCCGTGCGGTGTCGGTCTCGGCATTCTTGCCGTGGCGGTCGACTCTGGTGGTCACCACACCGATGAGGTGTACCAGTTCTGCCGCATTCGCCGCTGGCGCAACGTGTTCGCCATCAAGGGTGCGAGCAAACCCGGCAAGCCGGTGATCGCTCAGCGCCCATCCATGGTCGACGTGACCTGGAAAGGTCAGACCGAACGCAACGGCGCCGAGCTGTGGTTCGTCGGTACGGATACGGCAAAGGACTGGATCTACAACCGCTACCCATTCGAAGCCGGTCCGGGGGCGCTGCACTTTGCCAATGACCTGCCCGACGACTTCTTCGATCAGTGTGTCGCGGAGCGCAAGGTGGCGCGCTACATCCGGGGCCACAAGCGTATCGAGTGGGTCAAGGGTAAGGCCGAGCGTAACGAAGCGCTTGACCTGATGGTGTATTGCCTGGCCATGGCGCATTACCTGGGCCTCAACCGCTACAAGGAACACGACTGGGAGCGGGTGCGTCAGTCCCTGGCGCAGTCCGGTCTGTTCGACGAAGCGTTGGGTATCAAGCCCGTGCAAGTCGAGCCTCTCAGCAATACCGAGCAGGCTACAGCCGCTGTCGTGCCACAACCAGTCCCGCAACCCGCTGCTCCCGTCGTGCAATCACGACCTGCAGCACTGCCACCTCAACGCCGCAGTTCAAGTAGTGGTTACCTAAAACGAAGGTGAATTAAGACGACAAACCTACAAGCGGGCTGATGAGCCTAGCGCCAAGGCCGAGCGCTTCGGATACCAGTCCCCGCATGGTTTCCTTCCCACCTTCCTTGGCTGCATCCGCGAGACGCTCACCAATTGATGGACCGCCGCTCAAGCTTTCGGGAATGGCATTGAGCACCTCTAACCCTTTAGCCGTTAGTACTGCATCTGACACATGCGAACCGGGCCATACGTTTCCCGATAGGTATCCGGCATTTGCGAGCCACTGGGCAGTAGCCATGAAAAACTCAGTCTCCTCGGACGGTACCTCCATTTGTGCGTGTTCATTCCATTTCATGGGAGATTCGACGTACGCATCAGCCATGAGGCACTTCGGCTTTGGAAACTGAAGATACAAGTCGCCGAGAATCTTTCCCGTGAATTCATTAAACACATCGATATTGGAGACAGCCATGTCTGAAAACTCCGAACAAAAAGCGCAAAAGGCGCAAAAAATTAAAGCCGCCGCCGAGCTCCAACAGGAATTGCGTCGAATGGTCGGCGATCAATTAACAGGGCGAATGGATTGGGTACGCGCCCGAACCTATTGGCAGATACGACTCCCAGAAATCCCACCTGAAGAATTAGCCGACGCACTAACTCACGTCTTGGCTGGCGGCAGTTTCAGACAAGAAATTCAGTCTAGAAACCAAAATTTCATCTGACAGTTTTTATATCACATCACCAGCATTCCTCCAGAGCAGCCTCTATGTCATTTACTCAAAAGCACCTCGACGCGGTTGAGGCGGCTATCGCGCGCGGTGAAAAAATCGTGCGTTACACCGACCGCACCGTGGAATACCGCTCTGTCGACGAGCTGCTCAAAGCACGCGACGAAATCCGCACCTCGCTGGTGAACTCGGCCGGGCCGCGCTCTCGCGTCGTTCGGCTTTGCCACGGAGGCAAAGGACTCTAATGGCCCGCTATCCGACGCTCACCCGTAACGGATTCGTGTTGCCGTCGAACATCAAGGCTAGTTACGAAGGCGCCGGAGAGGGCCGCCGATCCACTGGTTGGGATGCGCCGGACAACGGAATCAACAGCATCAACACGCCGGCGCTGCGCAATCTGCGCTCGCGGTCGCGGGCAGCGGTTCGCAATGACCCGTATGCCTACAACGTGATCGACAAGCGTGTCAGCAACCTGATCGGTACAGGCATCACACCGAGGCCGAAAACCGACAACGAAGCCTTGCGCAAATTATTGCAAGAGCTTTGGGACGACTGGGTCGATGAGTCGGATGCCGACGAGCGCACCGACTTTAACGGCCAGCAGGCGCTGGTGGCCCGCACCGTGGAAACCTCGGGCGAATGTTTTGTGCGGTTGCGTCCGCGCGGCCAGGACGAAGGTCTCGCGGTGCCGTTGCAGCTGCAGATTCTGGCCCCAGAGTTCGTCCCGCACGACAAGTTCGAGACCACCCGCGATGGCAACTTCATCCGGGCCGGCATCGAATTCACCCCCGGCGGCAAGCGCGTGGCGTACTGGATGTACCTGGCGCATCCGCGCGATGCCTCGTCGCTGAATGCGGGTTACAACCAGCTGGTGCGGGTACCGGCCGCGCAAGTGTTGCACATCTTCGAACCGGTCGAACCGGGTCAGTTGCGCGGCGTGCCACGCTTGTCGCCGGTGTTGAAGCGCCTGCGCAGCCTCGACAACTACGACGACGCGGTGCTGTTCCGGCAGGAAGTGGCCAATCTGTTTGCCGGCTTTATCAGCCGGCCAGCCCCGGACTCCGGCCCGGTGCCGAGAGACCCGGTCACCGGCCAGCCGCTGAGCCTGGATCGTGACGGCTTCACGCCGATGGTCGCACTGGAGCCCGGCACCATGCAGGAACTGGGGCCGGGTGAGGAGGTTGAGTTTTCCAAGCCGCCGGACGCCGGCAACAACTATCCCGACTTCATGCGGCAGCAGCTGATGGCGGCTGCGGCAGGGACCGGGACGCCCTACGAAATCCTCACCGGCGACATGCGCGAGGTCAACGACCGGGCGCTGCGGGTGGTACTCAACGAGTTTCGGCGTCGTTTGGAACAGCTGCAGTTCAGCGTGTACGTGCACCAGCTCTGTCGCCCAGTCCGGGCGGCGTGGATGGACATGGCAGTGCTGTCGGGTGTCCTCAGGCTGGATGATTACGCCCAGCGACGCCGTGAGTACCTGCGCACCCGTTGGGTGCCGCAAGGCTGGGCCTACATCCAGCCGGTGCAGGACGTGCAGGCACGGCGGATGGAAGTGCAGGCTGGCTTCGCCTCGCGCAGTGAAATGGTCCTGCGTACCGGCTACGACGCAGAAACGGTCGACGCGGAAAACGCCGCCGATCTGGCCCGGGCCACAACCCTTGGCCTCAATTACACCACTCTTGAAGCGTTCGTCCCCGTCGACGACAAGGAGCAACCATGAGCAAGAAGGCGCGGCCACGCGTTTATAACCGGGCGGGCAAGCGCGTGCCGGTGCAGGACAAGACCTGGTACGCGCTGCAGACCAGTGGCGAGGCTGCCGAGCGGGTGATCGAAGTGTTTGTCTATGGCGAGATCGGCGGCTGGGGTATCACTGCCAACCAGTTCGTGCAGGACTTGCGCGCCATGGACGATGGTGTGTCACCGGTGATCGCTGCGTTCAACAGCATTGGTGGTGACCTGTTCGACGGGCTGGCGATGCACAACGCGTTGTCGCGTTTGGGCGAACGCTGTACCGGCCGCATCGACGCGTTGGCGGCCAGTGCCGCCAGTGTGGCGGTATGCGGCGCACACCGAGTCGTGATCGCGTCCAACGCCATGCTGATGATCCACAACCCATGGACCTACGCGGCTGGTGATGCCGACGACTTCCGCAAGGTGGCCGACGTCCTCGATCAGACGATGGAAGCGATCATTGCGGCCTACAAGGCCAAGGCTCCGGACATCGATGAGGACGAGTTGCGGCGCTTGGTCGCCGCTGAAACTTGGTTGACTGCCAGTGAAGCGGTGGCTCTGGGGCTGGCGGATGAAGTTGGTGACGGTGTCACGGTAAAGGCTTGCCTCGGCCAGGGTGCTGTATTGCAGCGTTACCAGCACGCGCCGGCCGAACTATTGGCTCAGCTCGACGAGCCACCCGAGCCGGATCCCGAGTTAGAGCCCGACGATCCGCCCTTGGTACCGCCTGTGGTCGACTCGGCCAAGCTGGCGCTGATGATCACGCAGCGCTGCGCCGAGTCGGGTATCAGCAACCTGATCGAGCCGCTACTCAGCTCCACCCGGCTCGAAAGCGAAGAGATCGTCCAGGCTGGCCTGATGCGGGCCAAGGCCGTGAACGACCTTTGTGTGGCTGCGCGCTTACCGGAGTTCAGCGTCGAGTATGTCGCGGCGGGGCTGGATGTTGCGGCGGTCCGAGCGCGGCTGTTCGACAAGATCGTCAGCAGCGGCAAGGGCTTCGAAATTGACAACAGCTTGCCGCTGAACAATGACCCCGCACCGCAGGTGCAGGCCAAACAACCTGATCCCACTTCGATCTGGGCCGCTCGACAAGCCGCTCAATCTGGAACTGCGCATGGCGCGAAAGGAGCAAGAGCATGACCATCAAAAAAGAACCGATCCACGCCGGTGAGTTTCTGCTGTCCGAAGGGGCCGGGAACATCTCACGTGAAGCGATAAACGTCGCCGCCGGTCCTGCGCTGGAGCCAGGCCAGATCCTCGGTCTGGTGACGGCCACCGGTGAGTTCGCACCGTACGATCCGGACGCAGAAGACGGCAGCGAGACGGCCGTCGCCATCCTCTTCGGTCCGCTGGGTGAGTCGGATGTGGTGCGCCGGGGGCGTGCGGTGGTGCGCTTGGCCGAAGTCAGCGAAGCCCATTTGACCGGGTTGGATCTGGACGCTGAAAAGGCGCTGGCCACTCATTTTCTGATCGTTCGCTAAGTCGATCAGCCAACTTCATGCACCCCGCTTTGTGCGGGGTTTTTCATTTCTGGAGAGTACCCATGGCCGAGATCGCCATTTTTGACGACGAAGCGTTCACTGTTACCGCGCTGACCGCCGCACTCAATGACCAACCCTACCTGCCGGGCCGCATCAGTGCCCTGGGCCTGTTCCGCGAGGAAGGCATCACCACCCTGACCGTGCAGATCGAAAAGGACGGCGACACCCTGGCGCTGGTGCCGGCCGGTGAGCGCGGTGGTTCTGGCCTGGTAGTCGCGGCCAGCAAGCGCAACCTGATCCCGTTCAACACTGTGCACCTGCCGGAGCGCTTCACCATCAAGGCTGACGAGATCCAGGGCATTCGTGCCTTCGGTACTCGCACCGAGCTGCAGGCCGTGCAGGACGTGGTCAATGCCCGCCTGGCCAAAGCGCGCCGTCAGTTGGATGCCACGCATGAATTCCAGCGCATGGGCGCGCTCAACGGTTTGATTCTCGATGCGGATGGTCACACCCCGTTGTTGAACCTTTACGATCGCTTCGGTGTGCAGCGTCAAACTTTGCCCATGGGCTTGGCGGATCAGAACACTGAGCTGCGGGTTAAGTGCGGTGAAGCGTTGGACATGCAGGAGGACGCGCTGGGTAGCGTCACCAGCACCAGTTCCCGTGCCTTCTGCGGCAAGAACTTCTGGAACAAACTGATCGTTCACGACTCGGTCAAGGAGACCTACCTGAACAGTCAGCAAGCTGCGGCGTTGCGTGGTGACGCCCGTGAAAGTTTCGAGTTCGGTGGCATTATCTGGGAACGCTACCGTGGCAAGGTGGCCGGTGTCTCGTTCGTTCACGACGACAAGGCGTTGCTGATCCCCGAAGGTGTGCCGGATCTGTACATCTCGGTGTTTGCGCCGGCCGACTATATGGAAACGGTCAACACCCAGGGCATTCCGTACTACAGCATGCTTGAGCCGCTGCCGTTCAACAAAGGCGTAGCCGGTGAAGCGCAGTCGAACCCGTTGCACCTGTGCACTCGGCCCCGGGCGCAGATCCTTCTGGAACTCTGACCATGGCCTTTCGCGACCTGATTGCCGAGGTCGACGCGGTGGTGTTCGAAACCTTGGGCGACACCGCACGGATCGAAGGCCGGGATGAGCCTGTCCTCGGCATGTTCGCGGCACCTTGGCTGCAGCCGAAGTTCGGCAAGCTCAACACCGGGTTACGCGAGCCTCGCTTTGAGATCCGGGTCAGCGACTCCCACGGCCTGGAGCAGGGCTTGTTGGTCAGTATCGACCTACCGGCCCTGGACGGCGGTGGTGACTATGACTTGCTGCAGCTGGAGCCCAGCGGTGACGGTTTGGTCGCTTTGATCCTGAGGATGCGTGCATGAGCGTTGGTAGCTATTACAAGTCCTCGGCCGGCGGTGGGATGGTCACCATCCAGTCTTCGTCGGCGGATCTGCAAGCTTTCCAGGACTTTGCCAAGGTGGTGCCCAAGGCGGCCGCGGCTGCGCATCGTCGAGCGATCAACAAGACGCTGGGCTGGTTGCGCACGCACATTGCCCGGGCGGTGAGTCGACAGGAACGCATCGCCGTCGCGGCGGTGCGTCAACGGCTGCGCAGCTATCCGGTCAACGGCGGGGCTATGAGCGGCAAGTTGTGGTTTGGCTTGAACGCCATCGAGTCCAGTCGGATCGGCCGAGCGCGGCAAACTGGCAGCGGTGTGTCGGTGGCTGGGCGGCGCTACCAGGGCGCGTTCCTCAAACAGGTCTACGGCAGCAAGCCCGATATCTGGATCCGCACGGCGAGCAAGCATTTCGACGCGGACGACTATCCCGACAGTACGGTGTCCTCAGGACGCGAGCCGAGTTCGGGGTGGGTCACTGAAAATGGCAGTCGGTTTCCACTGGCCAAGGCCAAGGTGTCCTTGGAGCAGGCACGACCCCATTTCGAAAGCTGGGTGCGCAAGGCGGATGAGCGCTTGCTGCAGATCCTGCAGCAGGAGCTCAACTTCGAGCTGCAAAAGTACTTGAGGAGGTAGTGCCGTGTCGGAAGAGCCTTTTAGCCTGGATCAGCTTTACCGGGCCGTTGAGCAACAACTGCTGGCGGAGTTGCCGGGTGTGTGTGCGGTGACGGCCTGGCCGAATATTAAAGATCGTGTGGCGCTGCCGGCGGTGTTTCTGGAGATGGCCGAGATTGAACCTGGCGTCGATATCGGCACCGGGGAAACGACCTTGGTGTGCAGGTTCGAGGCGCGGATCGTCGTCGATCCGATCAAGCCGCACCATCACCAGCAGGCCGTGCAACTGGCCACCCAGCTCGCGGTGATTTTGCGGGCGCAGACCTGGGGGCTGGCGGTTGAACCTGCGGTGTTCATTCAGGCGGGGCAGGATTGGACCCGGCCTGAGTTGGACGGCTACACCGTCTGGCTGGTGGAGTGGCATCAGCAGATTTACCTCGGTCCGCAGCAATGGCCGTGGCCGGATGAGCAACCGGGTTCGCTGTGGTTTGGCTTCAACCACGACCCGAAAGATGAGTTCTTTCCGGCGGATGACGTGCCATGAGCTACGCCCTTGCTGAGCATGACCGCATGATTGCCGCCATGCTGATGCCTTGCGTGGTGGTCGGTGTGGATTTGGCTGCGGCCACGGTTCGGGTGCAGGCCGGTGATTGGGTCAGCGCGTGGGTGCGCTGGCACAGTCTGGCGGCCGGCAATGCCCGTCATTGGCGCGCGCCGAGCCTGAACGAACAGGGGGTGCTGTTCAACCCCAGCGGCCAGGCCGGCATGGGCACCTTCATTCCTGGACTCTACGGTGATGCCGGTGGTCAGCCGGATAACCGCGACCATGTGGAGGTCTGGCGTTTCGATGATGGCGGTTCGTTGGTCTACGACTGGCAGGCCAAGAGCTACGCCATCACCCTGCCGAGCGGCACGGTGACCATCAAAGTCGCCAGCACGGAGGTGGTTGTAACGGACGCCGCTGTCAACGTGATCACCGGGAACATCAATCTGAAAGCGGCGGTGACCATCGACGGCGCCTTACACGTCACGCAGGGCATCACCAGTGCCGGCGCGATCATCGACGCCGGCGGCAACAGCAATCATCACACGCATTAATTTCAATCTTCCAATGGCCCGCCATGAGCGGGCTTCATTATGCCTGGAGCAAACACATGGCCAAGAGCGATACGCCAGTCACTGATTTACCAGCGAGCCCTGAAGCGTTGCCACAGCCGGCATCAGCTCTGGTTTCGACGCTGATGAAGTTCCGCGACAAGGTCTACACCTCCCGCCAACTGATCCTGCCAGAGAGCCAGCGCAGTCTGCCGGTGACCAAGGGCCTGGTTGAAGTGCCGGGCTCCGACACCGAAGCCGTCAAGTTTCTGAAAGCGCATGACGAATTTGAACTACTGAAGGAGTAACGCAGATGATCGGAATGGATCGCCACACCGGCCAGCCCATTTCCGGCATCGAGCATTTGCGGCAGTCAATCGGCGACATTTTGGGCACACCGTTGGGCAGCCGCCGGCATCGGCCTGCTTACGGCAGCACGCTCCGGCGCTTTGTTGACCTGCCCGTTAACGAGGGTTGGAAGAGCTCCGTGCAGGCGGAAGCGGCCAGGGCCTTGGGGCGCTGGGAGCCGCGTTTGAAGCTGGAGCGGGTGCGGGTCATTTCGGTGATCGGCGGACAAATCAATCTGAAAATCGCCGGTAAGTACCAAGGCGACGACGTGCTATTGGAGGTGGGCGTATGAGCATCGTTGATCTGTCGTCGCTACCTGCGCCGAGCGTGCTGGAACCATTGGATTTCGAAGCAGTGTATGAGGAAGGCCTGGGGGTCTTTCGCGGCTACATGGGCGACAACTGGAACGCCGCGCTGGAAAGCGATCCGGTCACCAAGGTGCTGGAGGTAGGGGCCTACATCAAGGTCGGTAACCGCGCCCGGGTCAACGATGCCGGCAAGGCGCTGTTACTGGCACACGCAATTCGCGACGACCTCGATCACTTGGGGGCCAACGTCAATCTCAAGCGGCTGGTGATTCAGGCCGAGGATCTGCTGGCGGTACCTCCGGTACCGGAGGTCAGGGAAGACGACGATCCGTTTCGTGAACGCATTCAGTTGGCCTACGAAGGGCTGACCACTGCCGGCCCGCGTGCCAGCTACATCCTGCATGCGCGCAATGCGTCGGGCCTGGTCGCGGATGCCACCGCCGAAAGTCCGGCACCGTGCAACGTTACGGTCACGGTGCTGAGTTCCGAGGGCAAAGGCGTGGCCAGTCCTGAGCTGCTGGCCACGGTCAAGGCGGCGCTGAATGACGAGGACGTCAGGCCGGTGGGGGATCGCTTGACCGTGCAAAGCGCGCAGATTATCGACTACCGCATCGATGCCATTTTGCACATGAGCAGTGTCGGGCCTGAGGCGGACGCCAGTCTGGCCGAGGCCAAAAGCCGAATTAACGCCTGGATCAATCCACGCAAGCGGCTCGGGGTCGAAGTGGCGCGTTCGGCGGTGGACGCGCAACTGCATATCGCCGGCGTGTCTCGGGTTGAGCTGGTCGGCTGGGTGGACCTGGCCCCGACCAAGGCGCAGGCGGCATTCTGCACCGAAGTCACCGTGAATCTGGCGGGCTGACATGAACAGCCTACTGCCGAGTAATAGCACGCAACTAGAGCGCGCCCTTGAGGCGGCGCTCTACGAAAAAACCATTGTCCCGCTGCGCGCGCTTTACAACGCCGACACCTGCCCAGTGCATTTGCTGCCGCACCTGGCGTGGGCCTGGTCGGTTGATCGCTGGGATTACCGGTGGAGCGAGGCGACCAAGCGCGCTGCGATCAAGGCGTCGTATTACATCCATGCCCACAAGGGCACCATCGGCGCCTTGCGCCGGGTGGTCGAGCCCTTGGGCTACCTGATCGAGATTATCGAGTGGTTCAACACGGTACCGGAGGGGGTGCCGGGCACCTTTGCGCTCAAGGTCGGCGTGCTGGACACCGGGATTACCGAGGAAATGTATCAGGAGCTAGAGCGCCTGATCGACGACGCCAAGCCGGTGACGCGGCATCTGACGAACTTGGCGATCAGCCTGGAAAGCCAAGGCGTTTTGAACGTCGCGGTCAGCGTTTACGAAGGCGACGAAATCGACGTTTACCCACCGGTGATGCGTGACATCGAGGTCAGCGGCACCCTCGGCGTGGTTGGCCGCGAACACTCCATAGACACCCTGGACGTTTATTATGATTGATGCGAATTCGCAGTTTTTCGCCACCCTCACGAATGTGGGGATGGCCAAGCAGGCGAACGCCGACGCGCTCGGCGTTGCCTGGACGTTTGCTCAAATGGGCGTGGGGGATGCCAACGGCACCGACCCGGTGCCCAGCGCGGCGCAAACCAGCCTGATCAATGAGCGCCGGCGCCGGCCGCTTAATCAGGTGAAGGTCGACCCGAACAACGCGGCGGTAATCATCGCCGAGCAGGTCATTCCGGCCGATGAGGGGGGGTGGTGGATTCGCGAAATCGGCCTCTACGACGCGCACGGCGATCTGGTCGCGGTGGCCAACTGTGCGCCGAGCTTCAAGCCGGTACTGTCGCAAGGCTCTGGCCGCACGCAAGTGGTGCGGATGAATTTCATTGTGGGCAGCACCGGAAACATCACGCTGAAGATTGACCCGGCCGTGGTGTTGGCGACCCGCGAATACGTTGATACGCGGATCATTGAAGAGCTGAATAAGCTCGACAGCAAGCAATCGGTGCGCGTGGCCACCACGGCCAACATCGTGCTGGCCGGGCTTCAGACCATAGATGGCGTGGCCCTGGCGGCCGGTGATCGCGTGCTGGTGAAAAACCAAGTCGTGGCCAAGGACAATGGCCTTTGGCTGGCGTCGTCGCTGGCGTGGGCGCGGGCGGCGGATGCCGACAGCAACGCCGAAGTCACTTCGGAGCTGTTGACGTCGGTCGAGCAGGGCGCCACGCAAGCCGACACCCGTTGGCAGTTGACCACCGATGGCGCGATTGTGGTCGGCACCACGGCGCTGACCTTTCAGAACGTGACGCAAGGCTTTGCCCCGATCAACGCGCCGGCCTTGATCAACCCTACGGGGAACACGCCGGCGCAATTCGATGCTTCGCTACGGCTAGTCACCTCGGCGTTCTTGAAGCGCATGGGGCTTGAATACGGCGACTACACCAACTACTCGGCGTCAGCGGTCTTGACCTTCGCGGACATCGGCAAGGTGGCCGCCTTTGCCAGTGGTGGGGCGATGGTGGCTACGCTACCGGTGGGCGGTGGCACCATTCCGCGCGGGGCGACTGTGGGTGTTGTCTGCGGCCTGGGCACGCTCACCGTCACCTGTGACCCGGCGGAGCAGATTGATGCGATCAACTATGTCGGCAACATTTCGCTGGCCCTGGGGGACACCGCAGAGTTTATTCGCATTGGTAACCTGTGGCGCTTGATCGGCGGCACGGTCGCGCTGAAATACGCCGGCATCATGTCCGGGCCGAACTGGAATACGCCGCCGCAATTCGACAACACCAAGACCTTTATCACTTCGGAATATGCGCGGCGCCAGGGCCTGCAATATTCCAGTTACCTCGCGGTCACGGCCAACACCGTGCTGACGTTGAGCGAGGTGGGCGGCCTGACCAGCTTTTCCAGCGCGGCCCAGGTGGGCTGTACGCTGCCGGCGACCAGCACCATTCCCGCGACGGCTGCGGCGATTATCACCGTCGCGAATGCCGGGACGGGGTTGGTCACGGTGGCGCCCGGGGCGGGCGATACGCTCAACACGCTGAGCGGCGTGGTCGGCAACATCGCGCTCGTGCAGGGTGACACCGCCGAATTTCTCCGCCTCGGTGGTCAGTGGCGCCTGATCGGCGGCACGATCGCGGCGCGTTATTCCGCCATGTTCGCCGGGTCTAACGCGGTCAGCGGTTATCAGAAACTGCCCAACGGCCAGCAAGAGTGCCGGGGCACATTCACCTCCAACGTCACCCCAGGTGCGGCGATGCCGGTGACCTTCCCGCAAGGTTTCGGGCGGGTGGATGAAGTCATTGTCACGGCGATGAATGCCTCGACAACCACCACCTCGGCGTGGGCCGACTCGCCGACGCCATCGGGGTTTAACGGCCGCTGCAATATTGGCGGGCTGGTCTGTCACTACGTTGCAAAAGGAACCTCAGCATGACGGTATGGGTTAAGTGGTCGGATGAAGATCAGGCCTTTGTGTTCGCGGAGGTCGACAACGGCGGCAATGAAATCAGTGAGGCCGACTATGCGGCACTGATGCACGGGCTCAGCGCCGGGATGATCATCGTGGCCGATGAGCATGGCGCCCCGGTGCTGGTGGCGCCCCCTGAACCGATGATCTGGGCCAAGTGGATCGACGAAGACCAGCGCTTTCTGTTCCTGGGCAGTGACAACGGCGGGGTAACAATAACCCTGGAAGCGCACCGCGCTTTGCTGGAAGGGCAAGCCGCCGGCCAGCGCATTGCGGTGGATGAACACGGTTCGCCGCTGTTGGCGGCGCCCCTGGTCGCGACGCTGGCCGAGCAAGAGAGCGCCGAGCGGATCTGGCGAGACTTGCAGTTGTCGTTGTCTGACGGCGTTGTCTCGCGTCACCGCGACGAAGTGGAAAGCGGCCTGTCAACCACCCTCGCGGCTGAGCAATACACTGCCTTGCAGGTTTACCGCCGGCAGTTGCGCGATTGGCCGCAAGGTGCGGAGTTTCCCCTGGTGGATCACCGCCCGATCGCCCCGCCATGGTTGGCCGAGCAAACCCAATAAACGCCCCGCACTGACGGGGCGTTTTCTTTTCCGTTACGCGTAACCCGATCACCCCTCACAGCCTCGCGCATGCGGGGCTTTTTCGTTTCTGGAGATTGACTATGAGTGGTTCTTTTTTTCACGGCGTCACGACTTCGCTGATCGAAACGGGGGCGCGCACCATTTCGCTGCCGTCGTCCTCGATCATCGGCCTGTGCGACACCTTCACCCCGGGCCCGACCGCCACGGCCCAGCCCGGCGAGCTGGTATTGCTCACGTCTGAGCGCGAAGCCATTGCCGCGTTCGGTGCGGGCTCGGCGATCGCCAAGGCGGCAGCGGCCATCTACGTGCGCGCCAAGGCGGTGATCGTCGCGGTGGGCGTGGCCAAGCTTGAAGACGAGGCGCTGCAAACCTCGGCCATCATCGGTGGCGTTCTGGCGTCCGGCCAGCGTACCGGACTGCAAGCGCTGCTGGACGGCAAGAGCAAGCACAACGCCCAGCCGAAACTGTTGATCGCCCCGGGGCATTCCTCCACTCAGGTGGTGGCGACCGCCATGGATGCCCTGGCCGGTAAGCTGCGCGCGATCGCCATTGTCGACGGCCCGAACACCACCGACGAAGCAGCGATGGAATATGCCGAGAACTTCGGCAGCAAGCGCATTTACATGGTCGACCCGGGGGTGCAGACCTGGGACACCGTGATGAGTGCGACAGTGGATGCCCCGGGCTCGGCCTGGGTCGCGGGCTTGTTTGCCTGGACCGATGCCAACTATGGCTATTGGGCGTCGCCGTCGAACAAAGAGTTTGTTGGCATCACCGGCACCGTGCGCCCGATCGAGTACCTCGACGGCGACGAAACCTGCCGGGCCAACCTGCTGAACAACGCGTTCATCGCCACGATCATTCGCGACGGTGGTTATCGCTTGTGGGGCAATCGCACGCTTTCCAGCGACCCGAAATGGTCGTTCGTCACCCGTGTACGCACCTGCGACATCCTGATGGATGCGATCCAGGCGGGGCACAAATGGGCGGTCGACCGCTCGATCACCAAGACCTACGTCAAGGAAGTGACCGAAGGCCTGGACGCGTTCATGCGCGATCAAAAAAACGCCGGCGCAATCATCAACTTTGAAGTGTTCGCCGACACCGAACTCAACACCGCCAGCCAGATCGAGCAGGGCAAGGTGTATTGGCGCATTCGCTTCACCGACGTGCCGCCGGCGGAAAACCCGAACTTCCTGATCGAAGTCACCAACCAGTGGCTGACCGAAGTCCTCGACGCTTAAGGAGCGCTAGATGATTCCTCAAACCTTGTTTAACACCAACCTGTTCGTCGACGGCGTCAACTTTGCCGGCGACGTGCCGAGCCTGACTCTACCCAAGCTGACGGTGAAAACCGACGAGTACCGAGCCGGCGGCATGGCCGGTTCCATCGAGATGGCCCAGGGCCTGGAAAAGATGGAAGCGACCTTTGTCACCAAGGGCGTGCGTCGCGAGTCGCTCAAGAACTTCGGTCTGGCCGATGGTTCGGCGTTCAACGCGTCGTTCCGTGGCGCGTTCCGTGGCCACAAGGGGGCCGTCACGGCGGTGGTGGCCACCTTGCGCGGGCTGCTGAAAGAGGTCGACCTCGGTGACTGGAAAGCCGGTGATCCGGCGGAGATCAAACACGCGATCGCACCGGTGTACTACAAGCTCGAAATCGACGGCCGCGTGATGTACGAAATCGACATGATCGCCGGTATTCAGGTGATCGACGGTGTAGACCAACTCGCCGAAGTGCGCGCTGCACTCGGCCTCTAAGGGAATAGAACCGGATGACCATGCAAACTGCAAACAAGCTGCCGGCCTGGCTACTGATCAACATTGACAGCGCGGTGATTACCCTCTCGCGACCGAGCGAGGTCAATGGCGTGAAGGTCGATACGTTGGTGCTGCGTGCGCCGCTGGTGCGCGAAGTCCGCGCCGCCGACCGTGCTGCCGGTGATGATGACGAGCTTCGAGAACTGCAGCTGTTCGCCAGCCTGGCCGAGGCGGGCCTCAAGGATCTTGAAGGCCTGAAGGTGGTGGACTATCGCCGCCTGCAGGCAGCCTATTCGAACCTAGTGCCGCACGTCGACTATTCGAAATCGCTCCCAGCCTGGTTGTCTGTGACCGCCGAAAACGCCGTGGTCAGCCTGTCGCGCCCGAGCGAGGTCAACGGCGTACAGATCGACAAACTGACCCTGCGCTCGCCCACGGTGCGCGAAGTGCGGGCCGCGGACCGGGCGGCAGGCGGTGACGACGAGCAGCGCGAACTGGTGCTGTTTGCGGAGTTGGCCGGCGCGGCGATCGCCGATCTGGAGGGCCTGAAAGTGGTGGACTACAACCGTCTGCAGGCCGGCTATTTTCGCCTGGAGCAAGACGACGGGGTTTGATCCGGGGGTGATGAAGATGGTGGCGAAGCGTCTCGCGGCGGACACCGGATTTTCCGCCGCCGAGATTCAGTCGATGCCGTTCTCCGAGATGGTGTGGTGGCTCACGGATTGAGCCGCTTCCGGTAATGCTCTGCACAGGGGAGCCATGACATGGCGAACAAACTCTCCCTCGGGTTGGTGATCGGCGGGGCCGTCAGTCCTACGGTCGGCGCCGCGTTCAATGAGGTCACCGGGCGCATCAAGCGCCTGGAAGCGGAAGGCAACAAGGCGCGGGTGCTACAGCGCACCATTGGCGACACCATTCGCCTGCGCGATGAATGGAAAAAGGCCCACGACAGCGGCGCCGCTGGGGCGTCCAAGCTGCTGGGTCGCTTGAATTCCAACCTCGACAGCCTGAAAAAACAGGGGGTCGAGGTCGGTCGGCTGGACAAGGCGTACCGCTCGCTTGGCCAGACCGCGAACAGGGCGGAGCTCAAGGCCAAGGGTTACCAGCAGATCGATGCCGGCAAGGCCGGGATGAAAAGCACGGTCGGTCAGGCCGTCGCCGGGGTGGCGACGGTGGGCATTGCGACTAAGGTCAGCGCCGACTTTGGGGCCATTGTCCGTGACATCGCGATCAAGGCCGGGATTGCCAACGATCCGAAAGAAAAGCAGGTGTCGCAGAAGATCATCGAGACTTCGCGCGACACTGGCATGGCGCGCAATGACGTCGCCGACGTGGTCAACCAGTTGGTCGGGGCCGGTATGGACCTGACCAAGGCGCTGGAGTATGCACCGGTCGCGGCCAAGTTTGCCGTGGGCCAGGGCTCGAATGGCGCCGACACGGCGAAGATGATCAATGCGCTGGGGCAAAACGCCAAGATCACCGATGCCAAACAGATGCAGCAGGCGCTCGAGGCCATTGCCTTTCAGGGTCAGGCCGGCAGCTTCGAGGCGGTCGACATGGCCCGCTGGTTCCCTGAGCTGCTGTCGAACATGGGCAACTTGAACATCACCGGCATGGACGCGGTAACGCAGCTGGGCGCCATGCTGCAGGTGCAGATGAAAACCGCCGGCGGTGCCGACGAGGCGGCAAACAACCTCAAAAACTGGATGGGCAAGATCGGTTCGACCGACACCGTGGAGGCGTACAAAAAGGCTGGCATCGACTACAAGGGCTCGATGCAGACCGGTTTGCAGAACGGCATGTCGACGCTGGAGTCGAGCATGGCGTTGGCGCAGAAGTACATCCAGGCGACCGACCCGAAAAGGGCGGCATTGATGGCCGAAGCCACGTCGAAGATCAGCCAGGAGGCGGATCCGGAAAAGGCCAAGGCCATGATGGCGTCACTGGAGGAGGCCTTGCGAACCGGCGACCTGTTCGCCGACATGCAAGTCAAGGCCGCGCTTTCGGCCTACCTGCAGAACAAGGCGCTGTACAGCCAGCTGAAAAACGACTCGCGCGAAGCCTCGGGCATCCTCGATAAAAACCTCGCCGAGCGGCGTGAATCGTCGTCGCAGAAGTGGGCGGAAATGGCGCAGTCGATGGACGATGCCATGCGTAGCGTTGGCGACGCCTTGCGTCCGGTGACGGATACCGTGGCGGAAGCACTGACCAAAGTGACCAAGGGCATCAGCGCGCTGGCGGACAGCTCGCCCGGAGTGGTCACGGGTATTGCGGCGGTCGGGGGTGGTTTGCTCGCGCTGCAGACGGCTGTCAGCTCGTTCAAGATCGGCAAAGGACTGCTCAACCTGGCGCGCGGAACATTGGGCAAAGGCAAATCCGGCGAGGTGCAGAAGGTCTTTGTCACCAACTCGTTAGAAGGGGACCGTGTAGGCACGGGGGCGGAGCCCAAGGGCAAGACGGGTAAGGCCTTGGCATTGGTTGAGACGGGGCTCAAGGCTTTCGCGGACCTCAAGGGTTCGTCCGAGGCCAGCGAAACCGCTGACGGCCAGGAGGGCAAGAAAGCCGGTGGTTTAGATCTGGTGGCGACCGGGCTCAAGGTGGTGTCGCTCGCCAAAGAAACCGCTGGCGGTAGTGAGGTGCAAGCCGGTCTGGAGGACGGCAGCGTCAGGAAGGTGTTTGTGGTAAATGCGGCAGCCCTGGGTGGCGGTGGACCGTTGGAGAGTCGGCCTCAGGGTCGAGGGACTCCTCGAAACTCCTCGAGGCGGCGTCGGGTTGCCACACCGCCACGACCGAGAGGTCCGTCACGCCCACCGGTAGCTGGGCCTCGATCAGCGACACCGGTACCACGACCGCCGATGCCTGTGCCCAAGACGCCGGTGCCGTTGCCTCGGCCAGCTGTTCCCGTGCCGCGTCCACCCGTATCGCTGCCGCCAACTGGTGGAGTGATGGCCAAGGTGGCCGCTGTAGCGGAAACGGTGGGGAAGGTCGGCAAGGTGGGCAAAGTGATCCCGGGCGGTTCGCTGTTGGAGGCCGGAAGCATGGCTGTCGACACTTACCTGAATGCCGAGACGAAAGATGAAAAAGCCGAGGGTTACGGTGCGGCAGCGGGGTCTCTGGCAGGCACCATGGCCGGTGCCGCTGCTGGAGCGGCCATCGGTTCGGTGGTGCCCATCATTGGTACCGCGATTGGCGGTATGGTCGGTGCGTATCTGGGCAGTATGGGCGGTACGGCGCTGGGCGGGGCCGTGGGCAAGTCATGGCTTGGTGGCGAAGAAGAAAAGCCAGCAACACCGGTAACACCGTTGTTGATGGCGCCTCGACCGGGGCCGGTGGTGCCCAGCTTGGCCAGCATGGGACGATCTTTCAACGGAGCGAACGAGCCCGGCGCGCTGCTAATGGCGGCCAGTTCCGCACCCTCCAGCCCAGCTTTGGGTGATGTCGCCCGCGCATTGGCGACACCGGCACCGGTTAAGCCGACGGCGGCGGCGATCCAACCCAAAGCGCCAGAGAAGCCGGCACCCACCAAAGTGGATCAGCAGTTCCAGTACTCCCTGAGCATGCCGGTCACCGTGCAAGGCGACGTCAAGGATCCGCAGCGCTTGGCTCAAGACCTGATGCCGCACATGCAGCGAATGATGGCCGACGCTGCGAAGCAAAACGCGTCGAGCCAGTTGTTCGATGAACCCCACTTGTAAGGAGAGCCCATGGCTTACATGGAACAATTGCAGGCTGGCCTCAAGTACCTGGTCGACGCCGGGGAGTCCGGACGCCGCAGTGCGGACGGCATGCTCGGCCCGGTCAATGGAGCGATCCGGGAGATTACCGGCGCCGCGTCCGAGCTGGAAAGCATCCCGTTCGTGGGGCCGGCAATCGGTGCCAAGCTGCAACGGGTTATGCGCGGCGTGAATGCGGCGCAAGCCAAGGTCGGGCAGGTAGTGGCCACCTACGGCAGGGCCACCCGGGCCGCCGCCGAAGTGCAGGAGCGCTTGGGGACGTTAAAGGAACAGGCGGGCAAGGCGGCGACAGCGATCAACAAGATCGCCGGCAAGGTCAGCCCGTCGCTGGCCAACATTGTGCCCACCAGTGCGTTCGCTACCGATGGCACGCCGGCGCCGGAGGCGGTGAAGCCGTTTCCGCACCTGCTGATCATTCAGCCGCAGGATCCCAAGGCGCAACCGTACTACTTCAACCTGGACACGGCGGCCTTCGATGAACTGTCGCGCTCGACCGAGTTTCGCTGGGCCTCGCAAGAGCGCCTGTCGCGTCGGCCAGCGCAACAGGCGGTAGGGGTCGGTGAAGAGAAAATCACCCTGAAGGGCACGATTTATCCGGGCTTCAAGGGGGGACTGAAGCAGCTCGATACCCTGCGCAGCATTGGCGCTCAACTGAAGCCGTTGACCCTGACCACAGGTTACGGCGATGTCATGGGCACTTGGTGCCTGAAGAGCATCACGGAAGAACAGGGCGCGCTGATGCACGGCGGGATTCCGCGTAAACAAGGGTTCACTCTGGAGTTTGGGCGCTATGGCGACGACATGCAGAACGTCTGATGGGGATCTTCTGGACACCATCTGCCATGACTTTTATGGCCACCTGGTGGGCAGTGTGGAAGCGGTGCTGGATGCCAATCAGGGTCTGGCCGAAGAGCCGCAACCCTATCGAGCCGGCGTGGTTATCACGCTGCCGGATCTGGCGACGCCGGTACAGGAACAGGTCACGCTATGGGATTGATGGTCTACACTCGTGTCGCTTGATAACTCAAGCTCCTTACTTTCATACCCGCCTTGTGCGGGTTTTTTTTTGGAAAAATTCCATGACCCCTAGGTTTCGCATCGTCGCCAATGGAGCCGACATTACGGCCTTGATCAATGATCGGCTGATCCAGCTGCGCACCGTGGACAAGCCTGGGATGGAATCCGACGAGTTTGAATTGCGCATCGATGATCGCGATGGCCAGGTGACCTTGCCGTCACGCGGCAGCGCCATCGAGGTCTACCTCGGCTACGCCGAAACGGCGCTGGCCCGCATGGGCCGCTACGTCGTTGATGAGGTCGAGGCCTCGGGACCGCCGGACACGTTAGTGATCAAGGGCAAGGCCAGTGACATGCGCGGCACTGGCAAGACCATCCGCAGTGGTAGTTGGGAAAACGTACCGCTGTCGACCGTCGTGACCGACATTGCTGCACGCAACGGCTGGCAGCCGGGGTGTCCGGTGTCGACCAAGGTGGTCCGGGCAGATCAGCTCAACGAGTCCGATTTTAACTTTCTCACTCGTCTGGCCAAGCAGTACGACTGCACGGCCAAGGTGGCTGAGGGCAAGCTGCTGGTGATGCCACGCCAAGGCGGGCAGAGCGCGAGCGGCAAGGCCTTCGGCGCCATCACCCTGACGCGCAGCGATGTCAGCCGCTGGCAGTTTCGGTTGGGGGATCGCAATGCGCACAAGGCCGTGGCGACCAAACATCAGGACAAGAAAAACGGGAAGCTGGTGGTGGTTTCCCTGGACAACGACGACGTACCCGACGGCCTCCCAGCGGTGCACACCGACCGGCATATCTACCCCAACAAAACCGCTGCCGAAGCGGCGGCCAAGGCCCGCTTGGCCGCATTCAATCGCTCCGGTGCCGGTGTGCGTCTGGAGATGCCCGGGCGCACGGACATTTTCGCCGAGCGATCGATCAATGCCCAGGGCTTCAAGGACGGGCTAGACGGTGAGTACCTGACGGATTCGGTCGAACAGGTTTACACCCAATCCGGATGGTCGACCACCGTGGAGTGCAACGGCGGCAAACAGGGTAAAGCCAAGGCCAAGGGCAAGAAGAAAAAACAACCGCAAGACCTGAAGGTGGTGCAGCTGAATCAATAGCGCCGTCTTCCGTCCCAGAAATAGGAGCAAGCGAATGCCACTAACTGAGCAACAACTCCAACGCATCATGCCCAACGCCCGCCGCCAAGCGGGCGTTTTTGTATCCGCGCTAAATGCCGCCATGGTCCACCGGCAAATCAACACGCCGAAACGCCAGGCCGCGTTCCTCGCGCAGGTCGGGCACGAATCCGGCCAACTGCAGTACGTACGTGAACTGGGTGGTGACCAGTACCTGGGCAAATACGACACCGGCAATTTGGCCATGAAGCTGGGCAACACCCCGGAAGCAGATGGTGATGGCCAGCGCTATCGCGGTCGCGGCCTGATCCAGATCACCGGCCACAGCAACTACCTACGCTGCAGCCTGGCGCTGTTCGGCGACGAGCGATTGCTGCGCACCCCTGAGCTGCTCGAGCTGCCGCAATGGGCGGCCGAGTCAGCCGCGTGGTTCTGGTGGATACGTGAACTGAACGTGCTGGCGGATCGGGGCGAGTTCGAGGCGATCACCCGCAAGATCAATGGCGGCCTCAATGGCCTGGCGGATCGACTGCAGCTGTGGGAGCGGGCGAGGGCGGTGTTATGCGTCTCGTCGACCTGATCCCGGCGCCGTATCGAGTGCTGGCCATCAGTGGGCTGCTGGCCGTAGTGGGCGGTGGCTCTGCCGCATTAGCTTGGCAGGTGCAGGACTGGCGTTACGGTCAACAGCTGGAGCAACAAGTCCGTCTGCACACCGACACTCTCAACCAACTGACCTTGGCCGCAGCCGCGCAACAGCGCGTTGAACAAGACAAACGTCTGACCCTGGAGCAGCGGCTTTCCGCCAGTGAACAAACCCACTACCGAGCCCTGAGCGATGCCCAACGTGATCAAGGTCGCCTGCGCGACCGTCTTGCCACTGCTGATCTGCGCCTGTCAGTCCTACTCGACGCCACCGATTCAGCCAGCGGCTGCGCAATGTCAGCCACCACCGCCACCGGCGGCGTGGTTCATGGCCCCACAAGAGCACAACTTGACCCAGCGCATGCTCAACGAATTATCGGCATCACCGATGCCGGTGACCAAGGACTGATCGCCCTCGCGGCCTGTCAGGCGTACGCCAAAGAAATCTCAACACCGAAGTGAAAAGAGCGACCGGTCTGGATGCGTCAACATCCAGCCCGGCCGCCGTCCCTGCAGATCGTCCCTGCAAGTCCAGCCAAGGCTCTTACTCCGTGCACGAAGCGCGGCGAGCCTAGCACCTGTTTATCCATACAGTAAAGGTCTTGCTATTTATGTCTACTCCCATCATCCCTTGGATGGGCGGCAAACGCCGTCTGGCCGACCGCCTCATTCCGCTCTTTCCGCCTCACGAGTGCTACGTCGAAGTCTTTGCCGGCGGTGCCGCGCTGTACTTCATGCGGCCCCAAGCTGCGCCCGTTGAAGTCCTCAACGACATCAATGGCGACCTGGTGACGCTGTATCGCGTCGTGCAGAATCACCTTGAAGAGTTCGTGCGCCAATTCAAATGGGCGCTCAGTTCGCGCCAGGTGTTCGAATGGCAGAAGATGACCCGCCCCGAAACCCTCACCGACATCCAGCGCGCCGCAAGATTTTTTTACCTGCAGCACCATGCCTTCGCGGGCAAGGTCACCGGGCAGACGTTCGGTACCGCCACCACCGGCCCGGCCATCAATCTGCTACGAATCGAGGAAAACCTCTCGGCCGCCTGGCAGCGCCTATCCGGCACCTATGTCGAAAACCTTCCCTGGCTGGATTGCGCAGAACGCTACGACCGTGCGCACACCTTCCATTACATGGATCCGCCGTACTGGCAGACCGCCGGCTATGGGGTGGACTTTCCGTTCGAGAACTACGAGCGCATGTCTGATTTCATGCGTCGCTGCAAAGGCAAGGTGATGGTTAGCATTAACGATCACCCAGATATTCGGCGGGTGTTCGAGGGCTTCCACTTTGAGACGCTGGATATTCGTTACAGCACCACCAACCAGCGGCAAGGAAGGGCCGAAGTCAGCGGAGAGCTGGTGATTATGAACTGGGCCCCGGCCTCTTTGGGAGGGCTGTTTTAGTTACTAAACTTGGCCGCTTCCATCGCCTTTTCGTTTCGGATGAGAAGTGAGCAGTCGAAGCAAAATCAGGATCGAGGAGGCCCGGGGCGCTCAATAAGGTCACTAGGTGAGGCTTGAACGCAGGCTTGCACTTGGGCTAATGGAATAGGGCTCCCAATGTGGGAGCCTAAAGCCCTGAAATTACTCTACTCGTCTGTCTGAGTATATCTCTGCGATTGCACCTTCTACTCTAAATTCATCCATGTATAGTAGGGTGCTGTGACCTATGTCGGTTTTGTAAACTTTTACATTCGGTTGAATAATGATAGTCGGTGCTTTTGACCCGTACATCACTGGCAATACGAAGTCCTTATGGGCAATTTTTATCTCGCCGAGATGCGCAGTATGACCTATTAGCTTTTTAGGTTGGCCTTGCTTAATTGCCCCCGCTTCCCAAGCATCGTATTCAGAGGGAGTAGCAGGTTTCAAAGCTTCATTAAATAGTGCCAGCACTGAAGATTCTAATCGTTGAGAATCTTCTCGAGCTTGTTTAGCTTCGATACCAAGTTCAATGGTTTTTTGCCGCGCTTGGTTTAATAGTATTTGCCCTTTTGGGGTAAGCTCCGAGTTGCCCCTCACCCAGCCAAGTAGTCCTTCGTCATTTTTTGCCTGATGAAGTGAAGCAGTAATTTTCATAGTCAGCTCATGTAGATTGTTCCACATGTTGCAGTGCTGAATGTCCAGAATTTTAATTTTAAACTTTTGTAGTAGGTCGATTTTTTCTGGATCAGTTTCGCAATTTTTTTGCGGGAGGTTTCTTGGGGTCTCGTGTATAAATGCGAGTACAGGTTTTCCTTGGCTGAGGGCGTAGTTATATTCTTCCTCTGTATAGCTTATGCCGCTTGGTGAGAGACTTCCATATCTTGCTGCTATCACTAAAAGGTAAATGTCGCTAGCGTCAATAATTGGTCTGATAAGGTCTAATTGATTTTTAGAAGATGCCACAAAATTTTCCATTCCTGCTGGAATGAAATCATTTCGTAAAAGTAACTGAAAGATTTCCTGTCTTTCGTCTATTAGGTCGGTATATGTTGATCCAATAAAAACTTGATATTTTCTTTCCATAAAATAACCTCAAGCTCGGTAGTGTGAATATTCTGCTATTTTTGTTTTCTAAGTGGATTCAGTTTCAAGGGCTTTTATCGCTCCCTAGGAAAGAATTTTTCCTCGACCTGATGAACGAAATCCGAATAAAAACTGAACCCTAATTTTGCTAAATTTATGGGGCTGAGGTCATCAACGGCTTTTCCTAAATGCATCGTAGGAGGGTTGTATCGTTGTCCGCAGGTTTCAACGGCTATCGCCACGGGGCGTGGTGGAATTACCGTTGCTGTAATGGGATCCCCTTTGTAGGCAACCAAACCCTCCTTCGCGTCCAGGTGCAGATGCTCAATGTACCCACCTCTGGACCCTACAAAATCGTAGACAGTGTAACCGGGCTCCAGTTTGGCAAGATCTTGGATGGTGTGATTGTCGGCATCGCGAGCATGTTTCAAATAACGGAGCAGCATGTCTTTTCTTCGCAATGCATGAAATTTTCCTTGCCAGGGTTGAAACTGAGCCTGATGCGGTGCACATGTTCGTTCGGTTTTGGTCCATACCTTCTCTAGGCAGGACAAAAACTCGCGCCATTCTGCCTCAAACTCGTCCATTTTAGTGGCGGCAGTCATAGCATCAATTGCTCGAGATGCTGACCATAATTCTGCCTTTGCTTGGCGAAGCGGCTCGTTGGCCATATGGCGATATCTTCCTTGGTTTATTGGTTTGGTTCATGGCAAAACGTGAGCCGTATCATACTGCTGTACACCGGACTCGTTGCTAGAAAACTCCGCTTTTGGCGACCACAAGCAGTGTACTGATCCACAGAGGGGGAGGCGTCCAATAAACGGCAAAAGACAGCTATTCGATCAGATGAAAATCGTCGCGCGTCCTGGGATCTTGGGTACTACCTCGGCAGTTATGCCCGCGCATGGGTTTCAGTCCTGGCAGAAACACCAGGCCCTCCGCTTCTAAAGCGAAGGACAAGGCTTGCATCGTGACCTGGCGTAATGGTCGCCTGTTTTCTTCAAGGTCTCTAATTGCCCGAACTGAAACGCCAGACCGGAATGCGAGTGCCTCTATTGACCAATCCAGCATGGCGCGTGCAATCGCGCAGTGGTCTGGCGAGAAGGCTAGCGGCAGGTCATTTATTGAAAAGCCAGCTCCCCATTCGATTCCCAGCTCCTTCAATGCTCTGATCTGCTGCAGGTCGATGATTTTTCCGGGCATCACATGAGTCTCTGCGTACTGTTTATTTGTACAGTAGAGCATGAGAGAGAGACCGAGGATAGTGCGTCACGCGAAAACGGGACCAGTCCCGGCAGTGCGGGAGATCTATACAACCGGGCGTGATCAACTGGGGAAGGTGGTGTGGAAATAGTGCTGGGGTGATCCGTCGGCGGGACAGGAGATATAGTCTAAAGCGTGCTGATGATCGTAGAGGCGCTGGTGTCTGTTTTTGCTTGTCTGGAATCTGAGAAAATCAGAAACAGACACCTTAACAGACACCAAGTTGAAGCGGGGAAGGCTGGAGGCCTTGAAAATAGTGGAGCGGTGAAGGGAATCGAACCCTCGTTATCAGCTTGGGAAACTGATAACGAGGAATTGTCCGATTACAGGGGCGTAGATTATTGCCAACGTTCTTTGGTAAATTCGCCAAGTAAGCTCTGCCTGTATTTGAAAGCCATGTAGGCGGTCGCATCTGAAATACCTTTCATTTCTGCACCGCTAATTATTATTTTCCCCATGAACAGCATGTGAAAAGCATACAGGGATATAGACTGGGAAAGTTTCTCATCTATTTTTTGCTGAAGAGCGATGATGTAAGTGTTTTTGAGGTCGTTGAAATCGGAAAATCGTGCGTTATTACTTGAAGTGAATAACGATATTAATTTGCTAGCGGAAGGGTTTTTAATGACTAAAGGTTGATCGAATTTTGTTTTGTTAAAAATATAATTCCCTGTTGCTGCATTCATTGAGGAATAATTTGGGTAAGAAGACATTAGGGTTTGACATTTTTCAGTGAACTCTTGAAGGGTTTGCTCGCGTATAATTCCATTGTTGAAGTAAGTTGAGAGCAGCTCTTTGGCTTTTGTTTCGCATTCTTCTTTCTGTTTTGTTATGTCCATAATGATTCCAAAAATTCTTAAGTGTTTTAGAGTTTTAGTCAAGAGATTTGAACTGTTGCCTATTTGAGGTTACATCCCTACAGCCAAACCTAATTTAAATTTTTCCTGAACGTTAGAGCAGCCTGGCTTGGGTGGTCTGACACGTTTTTAGGAAGGATCAAAAGTTGCCCTTCCAGCGAAGAGTACTCGCTGTATTTCAGTCGATCAGAAATTCGAATCGCCAAACTTTCTGGCTCTATCCAGAGCATCCCAAAATCGAACAAGGTGTGAATATCTGCTCGAAGTAGCAAGCCGTTGGAGACCACGTCCGTTTGGTCACCTAGGTAGGGGTGGATATGAGCAGCCTCAAGTATTGGCTCGATCTCGCATTTCGTCACGGCGCAACGCCCCTCGTAAGCTCTCAGCAGAATTTTCCTGAATCGAGTTTGGCCGCGTCGCCGAACAATAGAGGTGAGAGTCCGCTCGCGTGCGTCCTTGGAGTCAGAGGGGTCAAATGCACCCAGGGCATCTTCCTTTCGCTCAATTTCCTTCAGACTGGTATCTACGCTCTCGGTACCTTCGCGTCTTAAAATGAAGGATGTGGCTTTTGAGTCCAAGTTCGAATGGCTTTCATAAAAGAAAGCTCCCTGATAGCGGAAACCATAGGCCGGATATTCGAGTTTATTCCGGCGATAGAAAACTAGTAGTTCCAGTCCACGTTCCTTGTGCTCAAGAATTAGGTGGTCTGTTCGCCTTTCTTTTTGCCCCTGCATACCCAGAACATCGCCCGTTAGGGTGTCAACGTATTGAGTCTGCTCGCGTGGCTTTTCCTCGGTCAAAAATAGCCAAACCGAGTCATATCCCTTGGGTTGAAAAATGCCATTTTTGAGAGTGGCGTCTTTGATGTCGAAAAGCTGCTTGAGATCGTTCCTTGAGTAGATTGCGTCAGGTTTGAGCCGATCAGATGTTAGGTTTCCCATGTGGCTTCCAGTCCCATAACTGCTGGTGGTGATACTCAATTATATAGCTTGCTAGGGATTGGCGAACGTCCCTAGCCCCGGCACTGCCCACAGAGCGGCGATGGAAGTTCGTATCTGTGATCAATACCTTCTGACTTTTTTTAGAAACTTGGTGGATACATATCCATCTAAAACATAACCTTCGTGTTCGTACGAAACCAATAGCCATGTGCGATCTTCTTTTCCGAGAACTGCCACTACGGCATTTTCTGGGAGCTGTAAGATTACTTCTGAATTCATGCTTGGGTCTTCGCGCAAGTTAACATTTGAACCTTTTACTAATCGTATGTCTCCTGGTTTTCCAGAAAGCTCGATGCGGATGAAGTTTCGAATGTCATGAAAGGACTCGGTCTGCGGAACGCGAGCATTAATATCCACAATTCCTTGCCGGAGTGATTCCCAATTGGTAGCAAAATCTACCGAACTTAAAAGAAAGTGTAGCCAGAATAATAAGAACCAAGTCGGAATGCAGGAGAGGTCGACGGATTTGGTTTTTTTGCTTGGTTCTTCTGTTGTTGAAGAGGAGTGTGGTGTTGCATGCTGATCTAGATTGGTGTGTTGAGTCGATGGTCCAGCGTCAAGCCTTGTTTCCTCTGTAAATTCGGCACGGCCTTTTAGTTCATCTAGCAGTGCTTCAACGTTTAAATTTTCGAGTGCCTTGCTAACTTTTCCCGCCTGCGCGAGCCCTAGAGAGGAGATAGACGCCGCCATCGCCTCGCTATGTGTTCCAGACTGGATGAGCTCCAGTGAGGAAATAGACGCCGCCATGGCCGTGTTGAATGCACCAGCTTGGGTTAGCCCCAGTGTGGAAATAGACGCTGCCATGACTGTACTGAGTATGCCGGCAGGATTGACACTTAACGAGGTAATAGAAGCCGCCATCGCCTTGCTGAGTGCGCCTACCCGGGTGATTCCCATCGAGGAAATGGAATCCGTCAGGGCCTTACTGAGAGACCCTACCTGGGTGATTCCCATCGAGGAAATGGAATCCATCTGGGCCTTACTGAGAGATCCGGTCTGGGTGATTCCCATCGAGGAAATGGAATCCGTCAGGGCCTTACTGAGAGATCCAGCCTGGGTGAGTCCTATTGAGGAGATAGCGTCTGTCAGGGCTTTACTGAGAGACCCGCCCTGAGGGAGTCCCATCGAGGAAATAGAATCTGCCAGGGACTTACTGAGAGAGCCAGCCTGGGTGAGTCCTATCGAGGAGATAGAGTCCGTCAGGGACTTACTGAGAGATCCGGCCTGGGTGATTCCCATCGAGGAAATGGAATCCATCTGGGCCTTACTGAGAGAGCCAGCCTGGGTGATTCCCATCGAGGAAATTGAATCCGTCAGGGCCTTACTGAGAGATCCGGCCTGGGTGATTCCCATCGAGGAAATGGAATCCATCTGAGCCTTACTGAGAGATCCGGCCTGGGTGAGGCCTATTGAGGAGATAGAATCCGTCAGAGACTTACTGAGAGACCCGCCCGGAGGAAGTCCCATCGAGGAAATAGAATCCGCCAGGGACTTACTGAGAAACCCAGTCTGGGGGAGTCCTATCGAGGAGATAGAATCCGTCAGGGACTTACTGAGAGATCCGGTTGGGGCAGGAATTATTGAGGACTGCTTATCCGAAAACTGTTCAACGCTATCGTCCTCGGTCTCAATCGAGTGTTTCTCCTCCGATTCGTTTGTATCCAGAGCTTCAGTTTGCCCCAAAACGAAACTTCCCTTTTCCATTCGTTACTCTTCCCATTCCGATATCTGATTATTCAGGTTAAGCCTGGACTATTGCTCTGACCATTGGCGGTTTTTAACGTAAGTCCATAACAAACGCAGCATGTGAATTTGTTCTGGATCAGCTTGGAATGGTAGGAATAGTTGGAAATTCCCAGCTTTCAAGGACAAAACCTCGTTTCACCAAGGTAGCGCGCCAGGAATCGATCAACGATTTGAGATTGCTTGAATCAGCAAACTGTCGTTTCAGTAGTTCCTCTACGGTGAATGCAGGCTCATCTGAGCTATCGAAAACCCGGAATCGCACGCGTTCGCCATAGTCCCAGCGTTCAGCTACGCAGCGCAGTGGGGTGAATGCCGATTCAATGATTGAAGTCGCACTTTCAGCTGTAAGGTGTGAGCGAGCCATGGTTGCTCCTACGATTCTTTCCCAGAAGGGATTGGCAGGGCGTACGGGCGAGTGAAGGTCGTACCAATCATTGTACCATTGACCGTGTAAGCAGGGTTTAAACCAGGTATTCCAAAGTAAGGAATTGCCCGGTTTCACTGACCCAGAGAACCTTACGTTACCCCTTTAGAATCGCGGTGTAATTCTGCTCGGACAGAATTAGGCCCATTGCTGCCTATCGTGAAGGGCTGCAATCGAAAGCAATCAATCCGGCGTCATCATCACCGCGAGTGTCATCCTGATGAACTCTTCATTTTTTTCGATGGCTTCCAGGGCGCCGCGCACGTTGTCGGCGACCTCCGCGGCTCCCCGCTGCTCGACCCAAATCGTAAGCTCCATGATGGCGGCTTCCAGGGCGAGTTGGTTTTCATTGATCTTGAACAGCAGGGAAGGGAGCAGGTCAGCGTGTGGCATTGAGAATCCTCCTTGAAGCATTCAGCTTAGCAGTCGAGGGGGAGAGGGTGACTTACTGCCGCTAGGGAGCTCCCCCTGAAACGACACACCATAAACCGGTAGTGCCCGTGACAGGCCTGTCTCACAGCTCGCTTAAAAGTTGCTACAAGGAGAAGCAATAAAGCGGGATGGGCCAGGTGGGCCGGGGCTGCGGCGGATGGCTACACCCAATCCATCATGGGCGCGACGGAGAAACGGCGGGAGAGCGGGGCGGGTGTGGCGGTGGTTACGGACATGGGGGATCTGGAATCGGTGAGGCTGAGAGGTGGAGGAGTTTATCAGGAATGGTGCTTGTGGGGTTTGGGCATGCCTCAGGGCGATTTAGCAGGCGCTTTTTTCATGTCTGCTGTTAAATTATGGCGGCTGTGCGCGGGGCACTTTCGGGTGCGCCGGGTTCCTAGATCCCCGGTCTTCCACACCTGCGCACAGCTGCCACCCCATCATGTGGAAGTGATGCTGGCAGTTCCTTTGGTTAATTCTAGGAAGGATAACGATGAAAAAGATAACGCCTGACCCTCCGGAAACCGCAATAGCTTCCGACTCTCTCGATCTTGCTCAACTATCCGTTGACTCTCAGCGGGTGGTCAGCAAACGTCTACGAAACCCGAATCACGTTGACCCCGTCTGCCATGTTTTCACCATTCTGCCCAACGTCGATACTGAAACGCTCTTGTGTAATGCCTGCGAAACCCTTGCATCGTTGAACGTCTTGACCACTGACCTGGCTTGCAAGCTCGAAGGTTCAACACGCAGTTTGGCGCTGTCGATTCAGCAACTGGCGGTGGTGGGGGAGTTGTTGGTGAATCGAGCCTTGGACAATGTCGATCCGCAAGGTAGTGGATGTGAGAGATCGCCAGGTGCGCACGATTCCTGA